TCGGCTCCGCCCCGATCCCCGAAGACACCACCATCAAGACCTACCTCGAGGACGTCGAGGTGATGATCCGCCACGCCTTCCCGAACCTCACCTCGCGCCTCGCGGAGGAGGACGGGCTCACGGATCGCGTGAAGCTAGTCGAGGTGCGCGCGGTGATCCGAGCGCTCAAGAACCCGGACCAGATTCGACAGACCGCGATCACGACGGGCCCGTTTACGGAGTCCGAGACGATGGGCACCGAGACGCTCTCCGGCCTCGCGCTGACCGACGCGGACCTCGCCTTCCTCGCGCCGGCCGGCGCGGGAGCGAAGCAGCAGGCGTTCAGCATCGACCTGGCCCCGCGCTCCGCGCGGCCTGCTCTCGATCACGCGCTCGTGAACGGCCCGGCCTGGATGGCGCCGGCGCCCGGCCCGGCGAGCTGACCCCGTGCGCACCGCATCCCGGTTCCGCTTCGGGCAGACCGTCATCCGTCAGCGCGCAGGCGCCGCCCCGAACCCCTACACGGGCCTCGAGGCGCGTACCGACTGGGACAACCCCGACGCGATCACCATCACCGACGCGGCGATCGCGCCCACGGGAAGCGCGTCGGAGGAGACCGAGACCCGCAGGGCCGTCACCTCCGCGTTCACCCTCTTCGCCCCGTACTCCGCCGACATCGCACCGGGAGACCGCATCGTCGCCGACGGCGTCACCTGGATCGTCGGCGAGGACATCCACCGGTGGCGGAACCCCCACTCGGGGCGCACGCCTGGCCTGACCGCAGCCATTACGAGAGTGCAGGGGTGATCACGCAGCATGCAGTGGAACGAGAACTCCTTCCGCGAGCTCGCCAACTCCGCACCGGTCCGTTCCCATGTGCAGGCGTGCGCCGAGACCGTCGCCGCGATCGCGCGCGATGGCGCCCCTGTCGACTCCGGCGAGTACCGCGCCGAGATCGGCGTCCAGATGGAGCAGACCGAGGTGCGGCCCGTAGCCCGCGTCGTCTTCGCGTCCGGCCACTCTGCAGCCGTCGAGGCGCGCACCGGGAACGCCGCTCGAGCGCTCGGCGAGGCGGCATCGCGTGGCTGAGCCCGCCGACATCGTCTCCTGGCTCTGCCGCTGGATACCAGCAGCACTCGCCACGAGGGTCGAGGGCGACGTCGTCGCCTCCGACCGGGAACCAGCGCCCGGCGAACCGTGGCCCGAGCTGCTCATCGTCGTCCGCGACGACGGACGCATTCGCACGTCCGCCGCGACCGGAACGCAGTCCGTCGGCTTCAACATCTACGCCGGCGACCGCCTCATCCCGAAGAAGGCCACCGACATCGGCCGGGCACTCGCCGCGGTGCTCGAGAGGCCAGCGTCGACCGACGCCAGCAACCCGATCACGGCGCTGCGCGGGATGAGTGGACCGCGTCGCGTGACCGATCCCTCCGCTCGAGGCCGCGCCTACCTGGCCGCGACCTTCGCGGTCGCGAACCAGTAACCACCCGTCGACCACCACCAACCACCGCGCCCCGGCTCTTCGCCGGGGCGTTCCTCATCTCCGAAGGAGCGCATCATGGCCGACGACTACGGCATCGACCTCTCGAAGGTCTTCATCCCCATCACCGGCATGATCGGCGTCGCCGACTACGGCGTCGAGCTGCCTACCCCGGCCGCCGGCGGCGAGCTCGAGTACACCGTCCCCGACGCATTCAAGCGGCCCGGCCTGCTCACCGAGGACGGCGGCTTCGACTGGACCCTCGAGCGCGACGGCGACCCGATCAAGTTCTTCCAGTCCGGCTACTCGCTGCCCTCGGGCGTCGCGAACGCCGAGCTCGTCGTGAAGTTCGCTCAGACCGACTCCATCGTGCGCCGCATCGTGCACGGGCAGACGCCCGACGCGAACGGCTACATCGAGATCGACGCCGGCGGCCACGACCTGCGGTTCTCGATCTTCACGGCCGAGATCGCGAAGAACGGCTGGATCCGTCGCCGCATCGCCGCGAACGCGACGGTCAAGGGTGCGAAGGAGGACAAGGCCGAGAACGGCGCGGTCAAGGGCTACGAGGTCACCTTCACCATCGAGCGCGACGCGAAGCTGCGCAACAAGCACCTCGGCGAGTGGCTGATCCCGCCGGCCGCGTCGACCCTCGCGGTCGTCACCGCCGCCACGCCGACTGAGGCAGCCGCCGGCGCTGAGGTGACGATCACGGGTACCGGATTCCTCGGCGCGACCCGCGTCAAGTTCGGCGCCGCGAACGCCGCGGGCACCAGTGACGTCATCTCGGACACCGAGATCCGCGCCGTCGTCCCGCCCGGCGCCGCCGGCTCCGCCGCGATCGCTGTCGTCAACGCGGTCGGCACCTCGACTGCCTTCCCGTACACCCGCGGCTGACCCAGCCCCTCAGACTCCCGGCCGGCGTGTTAGACGGGCGCGCCGGCCGGGATCCACCCCGTCACCCGTCACCCGTCATCCGTCGAAAGGAAATCCGTCATGGCCACCAGCCGCGAACCCGGCCCCAAGCCCACCTTCCAGGTCGTCGAGACCAACCTCCACTTCCAGTCGAAGAAGCAGGGAGAGCTCGTCCTCGACCTCGACTTCCCCTTCGACATCATGATCGACGCCGCCGCGCAGACGGAGTCCGAGGGCCAGATGTTCATGCGCATCCTCAAGGCCTTCGGCGACGAGGAGACGTACGAGCGGGTCCGCAAGATCGGCTCGATCGAGGGCATGCAGCTCGTCTCCCGCTACTTCGAGGAGTTCCAGAAGCTCGCGGGCATCTCGGTGGGGGAATCCCAGGGCTCGTCCGCTTCGTAGAGAAGCACCGGCGAGCCCTGCGGCACGACTTCCGCGCTCAATTCCACGCGAGCCTCGACGACGTCGGGATCGGTCGCGCTATCAGCTGGGGCGAAGCGGTCGACCTCTTCGAGACCCTCGGCAAGCAGTGGGGCACCTGGCTGCACGCGGACCGTAACGGCTGGGACTTCCCCGTCACCTACGGCGAGGCGATGACAGCCGTGCACACGAACGCATTCCTCGAGGTCAACCGCGACCGCAAGCAGCAGCCGAAACCAACCGAGCTGCCCTGGCCGTGGCCTGACCCCGACACGGTCGCGCGCGCGGAGGCGGCGACGGTCACCGCCACGGAACGCGCCGCGCTGCGCGCACGACTCGAAGCGGTCTCCGGCTTCGCCAACTGACCTGTGAGGTGGGCATGAGTTCTGTCGAGTTCGGATCGGGATCCGTCCCGATTTTCCCCACCTTCAAGGGCTTCCGCTCGCAGGTGACGTCCGAGGTCGACGCCGCGGGCGCTGCAGGCGGAAACCGATTCTCTCGCGGCTTCACCACCGCGACGAAGGGAATCGCCGCCGGCGTCGCGGTCACCTTCGGTGCCGCGTTCGCCGGCGCGGCCGCCATCGGCGCCAAGGGCCTCGACCGCGCTCTGAACATCCAGGACGCGAAGCAGAAGCTCTCCTCGCTGGGGAACTCGGCCACCGACGTCGACGCGATCATGCAGAACGCGCTCGCGTCGGTGAAGGGCACCGCCTTCGGGCTCGGAGACGCTGCCGGCGTCGCAGCGTCCGCGGTCGCGGCCGGCATCAAGCCGGGGGAGGCGCTGACCCGCACCCTGACCGCGACCGCGAACGCGGCCGCCATCGCGGGCGTGCCGCTGAACGAGATGGGCTCCATCATCAACAAGGCCGCCACGAGCGGCAAGCTGACGACGGAGGTGCTGCAGCAGTTCCAGGACCGCGGTGTCCCACTGCTGCAGGCCGTCGCAGACCAGTACGGGGTCACTGCCGAAGAGGCCTCGAAGATGGTCACCGAGGGCAAGGTCGACTTCAACAGCTTCCAGACCGCGCTCGAGAAGAGCGTTGGCGAGGGCGCGGTCGGCGCCGGGAAGACCGCTCGCGGCGCCTTCGCCAACATCGGGGCCGCGTTCGGCCGCCTCGGCGCGATGTTCGTACAGCCCGCGGTCGACGCGGCCCCGGCCCTGTTCGGCTCCATCACCGGCGCGGTCGACCGGCTGACGACCGCCGCTGCCCCGCTCGCTGAAATGCTGGCAGCGAAGCTCGGGCCGGCCTTCGGCGGCATCGGCGCCTGGGTAGACGGCATCAACTTCGACCCGATCGTGGGCGGCCTCATCCGCGTCGTCAACGGCGCCTTCGGGCTCTACGACCTCATCGTCAAGGGCGACTTCAACGGCCAGCTCACCAAGGCCTTCGGCTGGGCCGAGGACGACGCCGCCGTGGACTTCCTTTTCCGGGTGCGTGACGCCATCTCCGGCGTCGTCCAGCTCGTCACCGGAGGCGACTTCTCCACGAAGCTGCAGGCCGCGTTCGGCGTCCCGCCCGACTCCGGGCTCATCACCTTCCTGACCGGCGCCCGCCAGGCCGTCGCCGACTTCTTCACAGGTATCGGCTCGGGCGACTTCGGTGCATCCTTTTCCTCCATCGGCACGTCGCTGTCGACTCTCGCTCCGGCGATCGGTGAGTTCGGGTCACAGCTGCCCAAGGTCGGTCAGGCCGCGGCGACTCTCGCCGGCGCCGGGATCACCGTCCTGACGTCGGTGCTGTCGTTCCTGGCCGACAACGTCGACACGATCATCCAGTTCATGCCCGCGATAGTCGCTGGCTACGCCCTCTGGCGCGTGGCCACGGTGGGAGTGACGGGCGCCAACATGGCGCTCCGAGCAGCTGAGCTCGCGGCCATCCCGGCGCAGATCGCGCGCAACGGGCTCCGGCTCGCGGCCGCCACTCTCGAGTGGCAGGCTGCCCGCGCGACCGCGGCGAGCACTGCGGCCGAGGTCGCCTCGACCGGCGCGAAGAACGGCGGCATCCTCGCCTCCGCGCGTCAGCTCGCGGTCAACGTCGCATCTCGGGTAGCGATGGTCGCGGGCGCCGTCGCCACAGGCATCGCCACTGCGGCGCAGTGGGCATGGAATGCGGCGCTGACAGCGAACCCAATCGGCATCGTCATCGCCCTGATCGTCGCGCTCGTCGCGGGCCTGATCTGGTTCTTCACCCAGACCGAGCTCGGCAAGACGATTTGGACGAGCTTCATGCAGTTCCTGCAGGAGGCGTGGGCGAACATCGTCGCGGTCGCGCAGGTCGTCTGGCAGGCGATCGTCACCGCGATCGAGGTCGCGTGGCAGCTGATCGTGTTCGCCGTCACGACCTACATCGCGATCGTGCAGGCCGTGATCGGCGCGGTGCTCGGCTTCGTCAGCGCGGTCTGGAACGCGGCGTGGAACGGCATCGTCGCGGTCATCTCGTTCGTGTGGGGCCTGATCGTCGCCTATGTCACCGCCTACATCAACGTCGTCCTCGCGATCGTCACGGCGGTCGTCGGCTTCGTCGTCGCCGTCTGGCAGGCAGCGTGGACAGTGGTCTCCGCCGTCGTGCAGGCGGTCTGGGCCTTCATCGTCGGCTTCGTGACTGCCTACATCAACCTGGTGCTCGCGGTCATCACCGCGGTCGTCGCCTTCGTCGTCGCGGTGTGGCAGGCCGCATGGGACGCAGTGTCGGCGGCGGTGCAGGCGGTCTGGAACTTCATCGTCTCCTTCGTCACCGCCTACATCAACATGGTGCTTTCGATCGTCACCGCCGTCATCGCGACGGTGCAGGCGGTGTGGGCAGCCGGGTGGGCCGCGGTGTCCGCCGTCGTGCAGGCGGTGTGGGCCTTCGTCGTCTCGGTCATTCAGGGCGCGGTGAACGTCGTGTCCTCGATCGTGTCGACCCTCGTCTCGATCTTCACCGACGCGTGGAACGGCGCCGCGAACGCGGTGCGCGCCGGCGTCGACATCGTCCTCGGGTTTTTCCGCGACGTGCCAAGCAACGTGATGGCGGCGCTCGGCGACGTCGGGTCGCTGCTGTTCAGCTCGGGTCAGGCCATCGTGCAGGGCTTCATCGACGGGATCTCCGGCATGATCGGCGCCGTCGGTGACGCCGTCGGCGGCGTCCTCGACTTCGCGGCCGGGTTCTTCCCGAACTCGCCCGCGAAGCGCGGACCGCTGTCGGGCGCCGGCTGGCGCAAGATCGGCCGCGCCGGCCGGGCGATCGTGCAGGAGTTCTCCGACGGGGTGTCGGGGACCCCGGTCATGGGCCTCGATCAGCAGCTCGCTGCAGCTGCAGCGATGCCCTCCGCGGCCGCGGCGTCTCGGCGAGTGCAGAGCGCTTCGTCCCGCCAGGACACGGCCGCACGTTCGGCTGCGGCGATCCCGCCCGTACAGCTCGAGGTGATCAACCGCTCCGGGATGAACATCGACGACTGGTTCGAGTTCAAGGTGACCGCCGCGGAAGAGCGCCGCGATCAGGACGCCGCCCGCGGCGACTGGAAGGGCAGGTAACCCGTGGAAGTCATCACGCGGAATGTCGGCGACGGGATCGTGCCAGCGCACGTCGAGGTCTCCGTCGTCGGCTACCCCGCCGGCACCGACCATGTGACCGTCACCCGGCGGGCGCAGAAGCGCACGTGGGAGGTTCGCGACTTCATCGAGCGATCGGTGCGCGGGGACCTCTTCGCGCGCGACTTCGAGTGGCCGTTTGGCCTCCCGTTCGTCTACGAAGCGGCCGCCTACGACGAGGGCGGCGAGACGATCGCCGCTGTGCGGTCCACGCCTATCACCCGCCACTCGCCGCGTCCCGGTTCCATCGCGGTGCACGATCCGCTGCGGCCGGCGCACCAGATGACGCTGATGCTCGAGACGAAGGCGACGAAGAGCGGCAGCCGCTCGGTCGGCGTCGAGCTCCTGGGGCTGCAGGGCCGGTCGGTTCCGCTCGCGTCCGGTTCGCTGCGCGCGGGCTGGTCGGGGGTCGCGTTCGATGCGGTCACTTTCTCCCAGCAGCAGGCGGTCGCGTTCGACTCGATGTTCGGCGGCTACGACGACGAGGACCAGGCGTCCGGGGTGCTCTGCATCCGGCCTGCGGCCAACGTGCCGGTGCTGGTCCCGAGGACGTTCTTCGCGTCCGTGCCCGACCCGACCCCAGAGCCGTACTACCCCGAAGAGGGACGTACGGAGACGGTGTGGCGGCTCGAGGCGACCGAGGTCGCCCCACCGGCGCCGACGCTCGTCGACCCGCTCGTCACCTGGGCGGACTGGACGGCGTGGCAGAAGCGCAACCACGGGTGGCGCGGCCTGCAGCGCGCGTTCCCGACGTGGCAGGAGCGGAACCGCACCCTGGTGCCCTACGGCTGGGCCGACCGGCCGGAGGAGCGCTACGCATCGTGGAAGGACTGGCAGGAATGGCTGCGCGACAACGGCGGCTGGCCGGCGTTCAACGCTCGCTTCGCCACCTGGGCCGCGTCCCGCGCTGATGAGTCGATCATCGGCTGGGCGTCCCGGTGAGCCGGCCCGCTGCGGCTGGCCTCGACCGCGTGCTCTCCGGCTCCTTCCGGGCGCATTACACCGCCCGGGTGTTCCGCGGCTGGGGCGGCCGCTCGCTGGTCGACGTGCCGCTCTCCGCCGGGAAGCTCAACTTCGACGCCACCAAGGAGGTCTGCGGCAGCGGCAGCGCGACCCTCGCGTTCGCCGACGCCGCCGGCCGCTCACGCGCTCCCGTGCGGATCGGCGACAGCCTCTCCCCGTTCAACAACTGGCTGGAAGTCACCTGCCACATTCGCGCCGGCCGCTACCGCTCGTCGACCGTCCTCGGGCGGTTCATGATCGGCCGGCCTCGTCCAGACCGGCAGAGCAAGATGCGGCTCCACTCGTCCTCGCGGACGCTCGCGGAGTCGATCACCGTCCAGCTGGACGACGCCTTCCTCGGGACGAAGTCGGAGCCGATCGACGGCGTACTGCAGTCGACCCCGGGCCGGCTGATGCGCGACGAGCTCGCGGAGCTCCTCGGCCTGCCGGTGGCGGCCGCGGACAACGCGCGGGTGGGCGCGCTCATCGAGTACCCCGAGGATCGGCTCGCGGCCGCGTTTGACCTGGTGCAGCTGGTCGGCGGCGAGCCGTACATGCGCTGGGACGGCGCCGTAGGCATCCGGCCGAACGCATGGCCGTCCCGGTCGTTCACGCTCCACGACGGGGCCTACGCGGGCGCTCCTGGCGTCCCCGTGTCCTCGGTCGTGGTCGACGAGTGGGAAGCGGCCGACGTCCCGAACCGGGTCGTCGTCCTCGCAGAGGACCCCGACCAGCGCACCCTCCGAGCCGAGAAGCGGATCGAGCAGGGACCCATGCGCTACGGGCCCGTGCGCGAGGGCGCCTGGGGCCGGCGGACCAAGACGTACAAGGTCGATTCGTTCACCTCGCAGGAGCAGGTCGACGCCTACTGCCGTGAGCGGTTCGCCGTTGACACGGTGACCCGTGCGGTCGGCGTGACCATCGAAATGCCGCTCGATCCGCGCCTTGAGCCCGGCGACGTCGGGCAGCTGTGGTCCGAGACCATCTCGGCCCGTATCCGCGTCAAGGACGTCGACCTCACGATCGGCTCCTCACGCATGAAAGTGAGCGCATATCTTGGCTGACTCTCAGACCGCCGAGTTCGTCCGCTCCGAGAACGACCGCGCGGTGGTCCGGTTCGCCGGGTCCCCCGACGAGGTCGCGCTGCGGATGGTCGGCTCGTACCTCCCTCAGCCGGGCGACGTCGTGCGGGTCACCCGCACGGGGTCGGAGACGGTCGTCGACGGGCTGGCGACGCCGCGGCAGCCGGTCGGCAGGGTCGAGGCGTTCGACGCGGCCGCCGGCACCGCGCTGGTCCGCACCCTCGACGACAAGCTGCTGACCTTCCCGCTGCTCGACTCGGCGCCGGATCTCACCCCGGGCGACACCGTGGTGGTGCTCGCCGGCTACATCATCGGCCGCCCACGCGCGCCCCTCACCTAGGAGAGAACTCATGGCCGCCATTCCGAACGGCATCGATCCCGTCCGCGATCCCGCCACCCACGCCTGGCTCCTGGATGTGTTCGGCGACCCCGACATGCCGGAGACCTTCAACTGGATCCTGCAGCAGCTGGCGCTCAACGCGAACATCCGCGTCGGCACGAGAGCGCGCCGCGACCTCGCCGAGAAGAACGGGGAGGTCTGGCCGGGCCTCTGCTGGATCACGCTCCCCGACGACCCGGCGAACACCGAGTGGACGGCCTACCCCGTCTACTGGACCGGGACGTACTTCGACTCGCCGGACCGCCGCCAACGCGCCCGCTACTTCCCGCGATCGCTGTTCACGAACCTGCCGAGCATCGGGTTCAACCCGGTCGATCGTCGCGGTGTCGCCGGCGCGACGTGGGACAACGCTCCCGCTGGCGACTACCTGATCGATATCGACTTCGTGATGGACACCAGCAAGGAGTCGTCGATGACGATCGGTGCGACCGCGAACGGCAAGCCGATCCGCGAGGACTTCCGGCAGGTGCTGTTCAAGCAGACGTCGAGCTACCACATCACGGCCGTGGTCTCCGATCACCCGGGCGGGAACCTGATCATCGACGCGACCGCGATCGTCGCCGACAAGGAGTCCTCCTCCACCCTCTACACCTCCGGTACAGGCGTCCGCATGGGCTACCTCGGCCGATTCACGAAGTGAGGACCGCGTGACTTCCTACACGCAGGCGCTGCAGTATGCGCGCACCCACCCCCGCCGGCTGGACTTCGAGACGCTCAAGCTGACGACGTGGGACCAGTGGTGCGAGACGCTCCTCTGGCGCATCACCGGCGCCGGCCGCGCCTCCGCAATCCTCGCGTTCCGCGCCTCCGGCGCCATCGTCTCGCGGGATCCGATGCTCGCGCCGCCCGGTGCGATCCACTGGTGGGATATCGGCAAGTACGGGCACGTCGCGATGGCGACCGAGAACGGGTGGGCGCTGATGGCGTCCCGTCGCGTCCGGCAGCCGTGGGGCGACGCGATCGGCGTCACGCCCGTCGCCGACTACACCGCGCAGGTCGGCGCCAAGACCTACCTCGGCTGGACGCTCGACCACTGCGGCCAGATCATCACGAACGACCTTCCGATCGTCGCCGAGCCCGGCGTCGCGCCCATCATCCGACAGTCCGAGGAGGACGAGCTCATGAGCGTCATGGTTCCCATCTACAACACCGACGGCAGCTTCGGCGGCGAGTACCAGCCCCTGCACATGGTGCTGGGCGAGGTGCTCCTGAACTCGCGCAACGCGCTGCCCCAGGCGCAGCGCGACGCCCGCTTCGAGTCCCGCACGATCAAGGCGGGGGACGGCTCGCCGCAGCAGGTGACCATGGGCGTCCTCGCGGACGACACGCTCGCCAGCATCCGCAACGTCGCCGGCGAAGTGCGGGCGCTCGCCGCGGCGTCCGGGGTGCAGCTGTGACCCCTCAGGGCCTCGACATCGTGCGGCCGCTCGAGCACGTGACCGTCGAGGTCGTGGAGCCGGAGCCGTTCGTCGGCGCCGAGCTCCGCGCCTCGCTGGTCCCGGACTCCACGGAGCACCCCGACGTCGAGCCGATCGAGGGGTTCCGCGAGGACGCCTCCTGCGGCCGCTCCTCCGGATGAGCAGCGCGCTGGGCCGGCTGCGCGGTCACACGATCTGGGCGACGGGCGCGATCCCGATCGAGGAGTGGAAGTACCGCAACCTCATGCGGGTATGGCTGCCGTTCTCCGACCTGATCGCGGTCGTCGCCGGCATCAACGCGACGCTGTACGGCTCGCGGCTCCTCAACCGCGTGCTGGGCGAGCACCTCACCGACGCTGTCGGCCTGTTCTTCGCGGGCGTCGCGCTCGCATCCTTCGTCGGCGTCGCGATCCCGAAGCTGTACAAGCTCGAGGCCGTGGCGACGCTGGTCCTCGTCGGCCTGGTCGTCGCCTACATGGGCGCGATCCTGTTCTTCCCCTCCGAACCGTCCGAGCCGCCGAACTGGTTCATCGTGACCATGCTCGGCTACGGCCTCCCCCTCGCGTGCTTCCGGCTGAACCTGATCGGCGAGGACGTGAAGGAGCGCCGCGCGGAGAGAGCCGCTGCGGAGGCTGAACGGTGAGCCCGGAGCTCGTGCTCGCGATCCTCGGTTTCCTCGGTACCGCCGTGGCCTCCGGGTTCCTCTACCTGGGGACGCGCGGCAAGACACGCACGGACGCGAAGAGCTCGCTCGACGCCCGGATCGACGCCCGCGTGGCTTCCGAGCTCGCGCGGGTCTACGAACGGCTCGACGAGCAGGATCGCCTCGCCACGGCGCGCGCAGCGGCGACCGCCCGCCTCCTCCGTCAGATCGCCGACCAGTGGGCCGGCGACCCGAATGGCCCGAAGCTCGACCCCGATGACCTCCGCCTGATCGCGGACACCATCCCGCCGCAGTGGATTCGCCGCGGCTCAACCACCAAGGAGTCCCTCTCGTGATCCAGAAGTACCTCGCCGCCCTCCTGCCCGCCGCGATCCTCCTCTTCGGAGGACTGCAGACCGCGCTCTCCGACGAGCGAATCGACGGCACGGAGGCGGGCCAGCTGCTCGCCCTCTTCGCGGGCCTCGCCATCACCTACGCCGTGCCCCTCGCGCGCGGCGCCTGGGCCGGCCTGTTCAAGACCGGCTTCGCGATCCTCGCCGCCGTCGCGACCCTCGTCGTCCCGCTGATCACCGGCTTCACCTGGCAGTCGCTCATCATCGTGATCCTCGCCGCGCTCTCCGCCCTCGCGACCGAGATCGGCGTGAACGCACGCCAGGACGCCGAGTACAAGGGCCGCCACGAAGCGACCCCGGCGCCCGTCATCATCACCACTCCCGGCTCCGACCTCGAGTCCGCGCTCGAGGCCGTCGACAAGCGCGCCCGCAAGGAGCGCGACACCCTCGGCGCTCGCCGCTGACCCCGTCCCCGCTCGAGCTCCACCCCCGGCCCCCACCTCTCGCAGGTGGGGGCCTTCTGCTTCCCCCGACGACCTCACAGGAGCCGTTCATGTCTCGTCCCACCTACAAGAAGAGCCGCGGCCCGAACGGGACCCGCGTCGCCAAGCTGACCGCCTACCCCGACGACGCCGGGCTGGTCACGACCACGATCAAGCCGTCCGGAGGTCTCGCGTTCGGGCTCAAGCTCTACACGTCGAAGGACCTGCAGGACGGGTGGGACATCGTCAACGCGCGAGCCGGCGAGTCCGGCTGGGGCCTGGTCCTGATGGAGGACGGCGCGCTGCACGGGCAGGGCGGCGGCTCCAACGACACCCCCGCGCTGCTCAACGTCGGCGGCGTGCGCAAGAACCGCATCCTGTTCTGGCCGAAGTCGGGCTGGGGCGGCGTGCAGATCGCCAACTCCTCCGCGAAGATCACGAACCCCCGCGGCTGGACCCTCGGCGGCATCCGCGGCGGCTCCGAGCACCAGTTCGGCTTCCTCATCGTCTCGTCCGAGAACTTCGGCATCTGGCGCTCGACCGCGCAGTACTGGAACAGCAACGGCGCCAGCGGCGAGGTCTCGGACGCCTGCGACTTCACCGAGTGCGTGAAGCCGCGCTCCTGGGTGTGGGAGACCGACTCGGCCGCCGTGCGCGGCTCGAGCAAGACGGAGGCGCGCCCGACGCCCGGCCCGATCACGGGGACGAACTGGTACGGCTGCTACATCGCGCCGACCTGGCTCCCCGAGGGGTCCACCGCGCACACCGACGCTCTGCAGTACTCGGGGGACTCCGCCTACGGCGGGTCGACCATCGAGGACACCGTGATCTTCGCGGCCACCCACCACGGAATCATCATCGGCGGCGCGGCCACCGACATGACCATTCGGAACACGGCTGTGATCGGCGGCCAGGTGAACCTCAAGCGGTTCCCCGTCACGGGCGTTGCGCCGGCGGACTCGAAGTTCGCGGGCAAGGGCCCCAGGGCCTACAACGACCCTTACGTGCTCAACGGCACCGGCGCGGCCGGCGAGCTCGCGATCTACGACTCCCTGTTCATCGGCCGGATGACCAACCTGCAGATGCTGCGCGAGCCCGGCGGCATCGTCTCGAACGTGCAGATCACCGCTCAGTCTGCCTACGACCTCGACAAGCGGTTCACGCTCAAGCCCGAGCTCGCGAACTGGACGGCCGCGGACCTCGACCGCGAGTTCCCCGTGCCGACCGACGCCTACCTCGCCCGCATCTGGGCCGTCGACGCCGTGTTCGTGCCGGACCCCGGCAACGGCGACCCCGGCACTGGCGACCCCGGCGACGGTAACCCGCAGCCTCCGGCTCCTGCCGGTCTGCTCACGCAGGACGTCATGCCGACGCGCGAGCAGGCGTTCGCGCAGGGCGTCCGCCCGACGCTGACCGTCGCCACCGCGGCGACCGTCTCGGGCGGCGTGAGCGCGTCCCCCACGGATGCGACGCGAGTGAAGTACACCGGCGCCGCGGCCCGTGGCGTGGTCGCTGCGGCGACGTCCGGCTACTACCGTCCCGAGTACCTGCAGGACATTTCCGGCGCCGGCTCGAGCACGAACCCGCGGTTCATGCCGGCGTACGGGTCCCGCATCCGCACGGCGTCGAAGGTCGTCGAAATCGCGCTGCAGCAGCGCCCGGATCTGGTCGGGGCGGGCGTCTCCACGCGCACCCCAATCCGGCTCCTCGTCGACGGCCTCTGGACGGAGCGGCTGCCGATCTTCCTCGCGACGGACGGCAACGTGGGGACCGACGTCGCGCAGCCGTCGTTCATCCCGCCGGGAACCAAGTTCTGGGTCCGCCTCGAGTTCCCCGACGCGACGCTGCGCACCATCGAACTGCAGTCGATGCTCGAGCTCGCCGGCTGGTCGATCCCCGCGGGCGGCACCTTCGCCGAGCCGCCGGCCGCGCTCCACACGATCCTCTGGGACATGGACTCCCTGGCCGGCGGCGAGAAGCACGGAACCGCCAACTACTCGCTGCAGACGAGCACGGGCGGGAAGTTCCAGCGGGCGACCTACTCGCACCTGACGTCGCTCGCCTGGTACGCCTCGCAGCGGCTCGGCTACGACTCCATCGTGAACTCCTCGGCCGGGTCGTCGGGCTACAACATCAGCGGCGACACGGTCAAGTTCCTCACGGAGGCGCGCAACCTCTACGACGTCGGCGCCCACAACCCGCAGGTCATCGTCGTCGGCTGCGGGTTCAACGACGTCGCCGCCGGGCAGACCGCTTCGCAGCTGCAGGCGAACGCGATCACGACACTGAACCAGATCAAGGCGGCCGCGCCGACCGCGATCATCGTCGTGATCGCTCTCCCGTCGATCCCGGCCGCGAACCAGCTGGGAGGCGCAGCGGGTCTCCGACCATTCAACCTGGCGCTGCAGGCGGCCGCGCGGACGGCCGGCGCGTGGCTCATCGACCCGATCCAGGGCGACCTGTTCGGGCCGACCGGGACGCTCGTCGCCGACAAGGCGAACATGGTCACCGGCAACGAGGCGTACATCTCCTCGGACGGCACGCACCCGACTCAGGCCGGCGCAGAGTTCTTCGGCGCCGGGTTCGTCGGCGACATGCTCCGCCTGGTGCACCCGCCGGTCGGCTCGGGCACCGTCACGCCCCCGCCGGCGAGCACGGACGCGCCGACGTGCGTCTGGGTCACCGACGAGACCACGCCGCTCAAGGGCACCGCGTCCCTGATCGTCGACGCGGGGCCGGCGTCGCTGATCGAGTCCGTGAAGTTCGCGGTCATCGTCGGCGGGAAGGCTGTCGCCCTGCCCGCCGCGACGAAGGGCGCCGGCTCGAACTACGTCCTGACCTTCGACACGACCGCAGTCGCGAACAGCAGCTACGTGGTGGTCGCGACGGCACGCGGCGTCAACGGCAAGTCGACGGCGTCCTCGCGGACGTTCACGGTCAACAACACCGCGGAAGCGCCCAACGTCGCCCCCGTGGTCACGCTGCTGCAGCCCGCGGCCGACGTCGTGCTCCCCCGCTCCGGGCCGGTCGTGTTCCGCGGCCGCGCGACGGACGACAAGCTGGTGGGCGAGAGCGGGTTCCAGCTGCGCCGGATCGACGGCAGCTACGGCCCCGTGATCCCTGCGGAGCCGGCGGTCACCGGTAACGGCGTGTACGAGCTCGTGCTCGACGCGGCCGACCTGGCGGGCCTCTACGACGGGGCGAAGTTCGTCGCCACGGACACCGGCACCCCGCCGCTGACCTCGGAGACGGCGCCGCTCGCGCTCGCCTTCGCGGACGTCGTGGACACCACACCGTCGTCGGACTTCACGCTGACGGTCACCTCGAGCCCGGACCGTCCAGGCCAGCTGGTGTTCGACTGGACGCGATCCATCAAGGGCGAGCAGGTCATCTCGTACCGCATCCTGATCGACGGCCTCGAGCAGTCGATCAAGACGACGAACAACCGCCTGATCTTCGACGGCCTGGTCCGCGGCACCACGCCGTCCGTCCAGATCGTCGCGGTCACCGAGGAGGGCGTGCGCACTCTCTCGAACGAAGTTGACGACGTCACCGTGCCCGGGTTCACCGGGACCGTGGTCGTCGGCAAGCCGACCCTCGGCGTCACCGGCGTCACCGCGAACGGCGCCGCTCTGATCGGCGGCCCGCCCGCGGTTACCGAAGGGATCGTCGGGTACGAGCTCAAGCGCGGCGACGTGATCGTAAAGCGCGCGGAGGCGATCGAGGAGTTCGACTACGTCTACGTCGAGCTCTCCCCGGATTCCGACTACCGCTACACCTTCGCGGCGATCGGCGCGGAGGAGAAGCGCTCGGACCTCGCTGTGGTCACGTTCCGCACCGGGTCGAAGCCGCTTCCCGTCTCGCCGGGATGGTTCGAGACCGGCCCCGCTGCGGTCTCTGGCGGCACGGGCCCGGTGCAGGGGCGGGTGCTGGTCGGCTACTCGAGCGATATCCGCACGTCGGACGGGCAGGAGCGGACGATCACGCTGCAGGCGATCGACGCGATCGACGGGAAGTTCATCGACCCGACGACCGCGCGGCCGTGGCGGGGCTTCCGCTCGCCGAACCCCGCGGACTACATCATCTGGATCGAGGAGTTCTACGGTCCGGATGAACGGGTCACGCAGCGGCCGCGGCGGTTCCGGTTCCCCTCGAACGCGACGGGGACACAGGTCGCGTACCTCGACCGCATCTGGCTCGACGAGAGCCCAGTCGGAACCTCGCTCCCGGAGTGGGCGCAGGGGCTCGACCTCAAGGTGGCGACCGCTGAGCAGGCTGCGATCGACGCGAAGGGCTACGCAGACGCCGCGGCAGCCAGCGCCGAAGAGGCTGCCGAGTCCGGGCAGACGATCACGCTCACGCCGTCCCAGGATGGCCTGTACACCACCCTCACGATTGGAGACTGACCATGCCCACGTTCATCAATAAGGAGGCGATCGGCGCCGTTGACGGGGTGGCATCTCTCGGCGCCGACCGCAAACAGCTGGTGGCCGAACAGCCCGAGCGGGTGCTCACCTACAACGGTGAGCGCCCTGTCGGGCAGAACGATGCGTTCCTGAACCCGTTCGAGGACGGCACGATCCTCGACGCGGGGACGGGCGCGTTCGGCGGTCCGGCTGCCCCCGATCAGACCGCGCAGATGGCGGCGTGGATGGCCGACCCGGCGAAGCCGTTCCAGAAGGCGCTCGCCGCGGGGAAGCGGATCGTTCTCAACTTCGGCCAGCACACGCTCCGCGGGGACGTCGTGATCCTCAACTCGGACGTGAGCATTCTCCCGGGCGCCCGCATCTACGGGCAGGTCGTCATCGGAAAGCCCACTGACGGGACGGGCGGCGCCGGTCTCATCTCGCGGATCAGCATCGACGGCATCAGAATTTCGCCCACGGCGCTCAGGGACGCGATCGTTCTGCGGAACGCGCAGTACGTCACGATCGCCAACAACAAGTTCTCGGCCTGCCGGGCAGTTATCTACATCCCGCCGACCACTCAGACCGGGGGGCAGACGAACAAGGTGCTGCTCGTCACCGGGAACATGGCGGATGGGCAGAGCGACTACTTCATGCTCGCCGAGCGCGACCCGTCCTCTGACTGGAAGTGGTGCGCCGACTTCACCGTCACCAACAACCAGATGCGCGCGCGGTACGGCGGCGTCTACCTCGACGGGCAAGACGGTCTCACCATGAACAACAACACGCTGTTCATGGGCGGGGTCGCCAATTCCGGCAGCCGCGGCAAGGGGCTTTCGATCAAGACCAGGTCGGACTGGCTGATCTACGGCCAGGCGGAGAAGTGCTTCGAGCCCGGAGAGGAGTCGATCTACCTCGAGAACCCGAAGCAGATCGACATCCGCGGGATGATCGCCTGGTCGGGGCAGAAGAAGCCGTCCAACTGCGTCACCATCTACCGCGACAACACCCCCGACGACAACCGCACGTGGGGAATCATCGAGCTCAACACTCGCGGGTTCTCCCTCAACCTGGTCGGCATGTACCCCGTAACCGACCCGGCGATGGGGACGGTGGGCGGCGGTGACCTCTCCGGGCTGACGATCCTCGCCGGGTCGGGCACGACGGACAAGGTGCCGGTGCAGTACTACGGGAACTCGATCGGCAACGGCGGCATCCCGGACACCCGCTACCGGTACTACGCTGCGCCGGGGCTGCTCGCCTATCCGCGCATCCTGGACCCGTACCAGAACGGCACCTACACGACGACGGACAGCATCAACGGGCACGTCTACCACTCGCGCCGCCAGCTCGGCCCGCGAGACGTCGAGGTGTCGATGACGAGGACGCACACGTTCACGTCGGGCGCGCTGACCTGGGACATGCTGGTCTGCCCGTCCGTCGACGGGAAGATCCCGATGTCGGGGAAGCTGTGGATCGAGGCGCGGGAGGCTGCGCCATCGGACCCCAACAACCCCAACACCTCCCTGTGGGAGATCAACCTCGGGTACAACACCTCCTCGAACGCGAAGCAGAAGAGTCTCGAAGTCGTCCACACGGCCGGTCTGGCGCTCTACGACAGCGGCACGTCCTCAGCTGTGCCGGTGTTCACCTGGACGCTCGTGAACATCGGAACTGCCGGAGCGCCGATCATGGTGCTGCGTGCAACCACGGTCAACTCCCTCGCCGCGTCGGGATACTCGTTCGCGATCTCGTCCCGCGGCAACGTCGACCCGTACTGAGTGCGACGAAAGCCCCCTCACCAACCGCTTCGGCGGCGGGTGAGGGGGCGTTTCGTCTTTGGTCAGGAGTACAGGTGGTTGGTGCGCGCGCAGGCGTCGGAGCAGAAACCGTCATCGCGGGCAGGAAGCCGACCGCAGGCCCGACAGGAGGGAGTGCGGCGGAAGAAGAGTGCTCGGATCAGGCGGAACCACATGCCGGAGACTGTAGCGCTATCGCTACACCGGGCGCTAGGTAGCCTGGCGCGATGGCCGACCTCTCACCCCAGCAGGCCGAACGGCTCCGCGCGGCCGGTGAAGCGCGCCGCGTCGCCGAGCTCGAGCTCCGGGATGCGGTCATTCAGGTGCTCGAAGAGGGCGGCTCTGTGCGAGCGATCGCGGCCGCGGCGGGCATCTCGACGAACACCGTGCAGCGATGGAAGCGTGACGCCTGAGGCGTCGGACTACTCGCACTGCTCGGCGCGGGGCGAATACCCTGACGTCATGACTGACGACATTGATCACCTCGACGATCCGAATGCAGTGGCCCGGGCGACCATCGCCGAGCTGGACTTACGCTCCGCCCCGGTGATCCTCGCCGCATCGCGCCTCGTGGCCGAGCCTCTCGGAACGGAACAGGCGCGAGTTCGCACACGAGAGTTGGCGGAGGCTGCCGAGCAGCTCCTTGCTGTCCAGGCTGCAGAAGGCGACAGGATCATGGTCCTGTCGCGGCAATTCGCGGCTCTGTTCAACGCGATCTACCTCGCGAACACGGGCGGCAAGGATCCAGTCGCCTTCCTCGAGGACTGGACCAAGAATCCCGCGGTTCAGTAGGTCCGCCGATGCGATCCCGTGACGAGCGCAAGGCCGAGTTCGACCGCCGCGAGGCGATCCGGAAGGAGCGCTATCAGGCCGCGAAAGACGCCCACGCCGCGAAATGGGCTGAGCTGAACGAGCGAGACCAAGCGTCGAGAGATGCGCGGGCCGCGAAGCGTGCGGAGACGGACGAGCGGAACCGTCCGGCGAAAGAAGCGCGCATCGCGAAGCGAGCCGAGGCCGAGGATCGCAGCCGTGCCGCTCGCGAGGCGCGCCTTCCGGCCCCGCTGATCCTGCCCGCCGATGGCGAGCGGCTGGACGACGAGCAGCTCGCGGCGCTCCGCCCGGTTGCAGCTCGCCTGAACGCGCCGTCCGAGGGGATCGCTGGCATCTTCAACCAGCCCACCATCCAGGAGTCGCGAGATGCGTTCCGAGCGCGGGTGCTCATCGCAGAGGAGATGCGACTCCGCGCGGCCGAGGCCTTGGAGTAGTCACGCGACCGAGCTCAGGGTGGATCGGAAGTGCGGAGAGCGGACCGTGCTCGTCCATGCCGTCGCCTCGGCGATGCGCTGCATGGCCTCGTCGTCGAGGTGGAGGTAGCGCTGCGTCGTCGCCATCGAGGCGTGGCCGAGCATCTCCTGCACTCCGCGGAGGTCGTGGGTCCGGTTGTAGGCGGCGGTCGCGCCGGCGTGCCGCAGGGAGTGCGGATTCTGCCCGGTGCGGCGCTTGATGATCTTGTGCACGGACTGCGGGTGCAGCGCGCCGCCGTAGCGGCCGGGGAAGTAGTAGGTCGTCTCGCCGAGCTCGCGCTCGAGGGCGGTGAGCGCGGCGAAGAGGGTGTCGTTGAGCACGATCATGCGCTCCTTGTCGCCCTTCCCGATGATCCGCAGCCGCCGGCCTTCGCGCGCCCGGCGAGGGAGGTTCGTGACTTCGCTGAGCCGCAGGCAGCCGAACCGCGCGAGGAGGACCATCGCGGTCTCGTCGACGGGCGCGCCGATGAGCGCGAGCTGGACTGTCTCGTCGTCGGCGATGCGGGGGATCCGGCGCGGGATCGGGATGGGGGAAAGCTCCTCCGTGGGGTCGCTCTCGATGCGGCCCGTGCGGCGCGCCCACTGGTAGAAGACCCGCCAGCTCGAGAGCATCCCCTTCCGCGTCTCCGGCGCGCACTCGCGCTGCTCGGCGAGGACCTCCTCGAGCTGCTCGGCCGTCGCGGACCAGATGGCGACTCGGCGCGAGAGCCTGTCGAGATCGCCGATGCGCTTGCGGATGGTGCTCTCGGCGAGCCCGCGCGCTATCAGGTGCTGGTGGAACTCCTTCATCGTGACCCCCACCCAGGGGAGGCCTCGGGATGAGCCTCTCGTGGGATCTGTGAGCCTACTCAGGGGGACACGCCGATTGAGAGTCTGTCTCTTCTGCTTCACGTGTGATAGCCGACGTTCGACGGATAGGCATTCGCGGAGCGCGCGGGGCGCTCAGCGACCGCCGGCGATCGCCACGACGGGAGCGAGAACGCTACGCTCGACGACGTCCCTTCCCCCCCATGACGGAGCAGACTCAATACCGGTAGGTTCTTGGTTCGAGTCCAAGTCGGGGAGCGAAAGGGCCTGGGACTCCACTCCTGGGCCCTTTTTCATGCCCGCGGGAGTGAGCGGCGAAGGTGCCGTCCCAGCGAAGAAGTCGACGATGTCGACGTTCAGGAACCCGGCGAGCTGCTCGAGGTCGTCGACGCTCAGTGCGACGTCAGCGACGACGACGCGGCGTCGCCAGTACTCGCGAGAGTTGCCGAGGGATGCGGGCAGCTTGGAGATCGGCACCCGCCTCTTGGCGAGCAGTCCCCGCACTTCGGCGGCGACGCGTGCGCGCCGAGTGTTGAGGTTCGCCAGTTCCGTCACGTTCGTCATGACTGCGAATCTAGCAGCATGAGCGGGCGGAATGCACGCTCAGCGGTCATGCGTAGACCCAGACGGGGGTATTCCACGCTCAGCGCGCACCTCTGAGTTGTGAAGTGCACGCTGAGCGTGTAGCTTGCTCGGCATGGCAGCAGAATCCACACTCCGAGACCCCTCTGCTGAGGAAGTGCGAGTCGCGATGGCGCGACGGCGCACCAGCCAGGAGACGGTCGCCACGCACCTCGGGATGTCCCGAGCCGCGGTCGGCCGGCGCCTCGACGGGGAAGTCCCGTTCAAGATCACCGAGCTGCGCTCGATCGCGGCACTGCTCGACGTCCCCCTCGCATCCCTCACCGAGCCCGCTACGGCGCTCGCCGAGGGCGCGGCCTAGCTCACCCCACCGGCGCCCCGGGTGGGGCGCTATTCGTCGCGCCTCGGCGCGGGAAGGACAGCTCATGTTCGAGCTCTACGAAGTCGTGTCCGGCATCGTCGCCGTCGCACTCCTCGTCCTCGGCGGCGGGGGATCGCGATGAGCGCGCACTCGTGCACCATCCCCCTGCAGGCGGAGATGGTCGGCGTCTACCGCTGCTCGTGCCGGGCGCTGTGGGCGCAGGAGGAGATGACGGGCGTCTGGCGTCGCGTGCCGACGCGCCGCATCACTGTCATCGCTGCGCTGGTCCTTCTGGCCGGCGCCGTCGTGATCGGGAAGGTCGCGCTCTGGCGCTTCGACTTCGACGGCCTCAGCGCCCTCGTCGTGCTGCTGATCGCGGGAGCCTTCGCGGTCGCCCTCGCGCCGAGCGCGGTGCGCTCGTGACCGCGTCGGAGCGCGAGCGGCCGGCGCCGACGCCGCGCGAGATGATCGAGCTCGAGGCGTCGTTCCCCGACCGCTCGAAGCGCCTGAACGTGGACGGCCGGCTCCTGACGCACAGCGATGTCGTGCGCGAGCGGTGGGGCCTCTCGGAGACGCGCTACTGGGAGCGGCTGTTCCACGCGCTCGGCTACCAGATGCAGGCGTGCCTCGACGTGAACCCCGAGGTCACGTACCGTCTGCTCGGGATCGCGGCTCGCCGCAAGAAGTCGCGCGCGGATCGATCGATGGCGGGGCTTGGCTGATGGGCGCCGCACAGCAGTGCTCTCGCGAGGAGTGCGCCCGCGCCGTCCTCGCCCGTGGACTGTGCAACAGCCACTACAAGACGGCCTATCGCCGGGGCGAGTTCGACGCTCCGGTAGAGCGCACCGTCGCGTTCGTCTGCCCGCCGGAACACCGCCACGGCGCGGTGAGCACGTGCTACAACATGCACGGCTGCCGTTGCGAGCCCTGCTACGTGAACCGCTCGACGATCGATCGACAGCGCGCCCGCGAGGTCGCGTACGGCCGCTACGTCAGCAGCCTCGTCCCCGCGGGGCCGGTGCGCGATCACGTCCTCATGCTGCAGGGCTTCGGTCTTGGCTACCGCGGTGTCGCGGCGGCCGCCGGCATCGGCACGGGCCAGGTCGCTCAGCTGGTCTACGGAAGACAGGGTCGACCGCTGCAGCGCATCAGCCGCACGAACGCGACTCGGATCCTCGGCGTCGGACCCGACATCTCCTCGCTGCCCGAGGGTGCGCGGATCTCCTCGCGCGGCGTGCAGCGCCGCATCCAGGCCCTGATGACCCGCGGCTGGTCGATGGCCAAGATCGGCCAGATGATCGGCGTCGACAAGAAGAACTTCGGCGCGATGATGCGCGCCGAGCAGGTCACGGTCCGCCGCCATTACCAGGTCGCCGAGCTCTACGAGCGTCTCGGTGAGCAGGGACCGTCCCACGACACGACTCCCGATCTCATCGCCTTCCGCGCGGCGAAGAACTACGCCGAGCGTCACGGCTTCCTCCCTCCGCTCGCGTGGGACGACATCGACGCGGACGCCGCGCCGGCGGCCGCCGACGACGTGGACGCCACCTTCGACGAGGTAGTCGTGCAGCGGCTGGTTGACGGCGAGCAGGTCGAGTGGACGGTGGCGGAGCGCCTCGAGGCCGTACGCATCCTGGCCAGCCGCGGTGTCAACGACAGCCAGATCGGGAAGCTGATCGGCCACGGCGGAGAGACGATCTTCAAGATCCGCCTCCGCGCAGGAATCCCGGCAGCCGTCGGAGCCGACAGAGAACGGATCGTCGCATGAGCATGAACCTCTTCGAGTACGCGGGTCAGCAGGTCCGCACGATCGTCACGGATGGCGAGCCCTGGTTCGTTATCGCTGATGTCGCGAAGGTCCTTGACCTCTCGAACCCCTCAATGGTCGCGCACTCGATCGATTCCGATGACCTAAGCACTGCTGAGGTCATCGACGGCGTCGGCCGCACACAGGCCTCGCGAGTGGTGAACGAGTCGGGCCTGTTCGCGATCGTCTTCCAGTCGCGCAAGCCCGAAGCTCGAGCCTTCAAGCGCTGGGTGACCCACGAGGTGCTCCCCGCCATCCGCCGCACGGGCTCATACTCGGTCGCCGAGAAGTCCCCGATGGAGATCATCGCCGACCAGCACAAGGCGGTCGCGTACCTCCTCGAGGCGAACGAGAAGCAGGCCGTAGCGATCACCGCCCTCACCCCGCGGGCCGAGGCATGGGACGACCTCGCGTCGGCGGCCGGCGACTACTCGGTCGGCGACGCGGCGAAGATCCTTGCCCGCGCCGGCATCGCGACCGGCCAGCAGCGCCTCTTCTACCAGCTTGCCGACATCGGCTGGATCAAGCGCCGCGGCGAGACGTGGTTCGTGATGCAGACGGCGGTCGACCCCGGCTATCTCGCGGAGAAGCCGCAGTCGCACCACCACCCGCGCACCGGCGCCGTCGTCCTCGACCCGCCCCAGGTGCGCGTCACGATCCGCGGCCTCGAGCGGCTGCGCGTCCGGCTCGGCACCCTCACCTCGACAGCTCCCGCCCTGACGGCGGTGAACGCATGACCGGCCCCGCAGTGGACCTCGCCGCCATCAACGAGGCCGCCGCCCGCATCCGCGAGACCGCGCCCCTCGCCGGCGACAGCATGACCGGCGAAGAGTGCATCCGCTGGCAGCAGCTCGAGAAGGAGGCGCTCGCCGAGCTCGGCGACGTCGCGGGGGAGCGCGCGTGGAGGTACGGCCTCCACCAGGACGGCTCCGAGCACGGCGTCTGGTCCGACTCCGACATCGAGGCCGTGCTCAAGCTCGCGCTGCACTGGAACGTTCCGGTCGTGGCCGTCTCGGTCGAGCCGATCGACGAGGACACCCGAGGCGACCTCCTGTGGTGACGCCGGCCGCTCCGAAGCCCGGCCCGCGCTCGCGCCCCGGCTCCGCCCCGATCCCGGAGGGCGCCCGCCTCGCGGTCGAGGCTCGCTCCGCCGGGACGTGTGAGGGCTGCGGCCTGCGCCGCGCGACGGAGGTGCACCACCGGAAGTTCCGCTCCCGCGGGGGCGACAACGCGGTCGAGAACCTCCTGCACCTGTGCGGGTCCGGGAATCACTCCGGCTGCCACGGCGCCGCGCACGGCAACCACCCGATGCCCGAGCGCTGCTCGGCGATCGGCTGGGCCGTCCGCTCCGACGAGGACCCCCTCGCTGTCGCCGTCATCTACCGCGGCCGCCTCCGCCACCTGACTGCGGATGGCGTCGCGATCACCCCCGAGCAGTACGAGAAGGAGAGAGCGGCATGAGCATCCCTGAGCTGGCGATGACCTACGCGATCTACTGGCCCGACCGCGGCGTCCTCAAGGTCGGCCGCGCGCACCGCTTCTACCGCGTGCACCGGCTCGCGTCGGAGCACGGCGGGGAGATCGTCTACATATCCCGCGAGACGCCGGCGGGCTGGGAGCGCGCGGCGCTGCGCGCGATGCGGGCGGTGTTCCCGCGGGCGTTCGCGTCGGAGATGGATGGGCGCACGCTGCTGCCCGGCGGCCGCGGCTTCACGGAGTGCTTCCGTGTCGCGGCCGAGCGGGTGGGCGAGGCGCTGGATGTGATGTTGCGAGGGATCAAGTCGTATGTCGATGAGTCGCCAGAGAGAAATGCTGCCGGATCTCTTCACGGAGCCGGACGTGGCGAGCCTGGGCGAGGTGGTGCTGCTGACCGCGGTTGGACTGATCCTGCACGCGGACAACTACGGCCGGGGGACCGCGAATCCGGTGCTCGCGCTGAGGAGCGTCCTGCCGTACAGCGAGGTGCTGTCGCCGAAGAACATGAGCGAGATGCTCGCGATGCTCGAGGACGCGGAGTTCCTGATCCTGTACGAGGTCGAGGGGCGGCCGTTCTACGAGATCACGGCGCGCTGGTGGGTGCCGGTGTCGCATCCGGGGAAGCCGCAGGTGCCGCCGCCGGCGCGCGCGGGCGTCTCGGCGTCCTCGTCGGCGCGGCCGCAGGTGTGGTCCGAGCCGCCGCGGCTGTCTTCCGGAAGCCTTCCGGAAACCTTCCCGGCAGGGGAGGGAGAGCGCGAGGGTGCGAGGGCGGGAGCGGGCGAGAGCGCGAGCGAGAGCGGGCGTCCTTCCGGAGCCCTTCCGGAGGACGAGCTCGACGAAGCGCTTCTCGAGATGGATCGCCCGCCGACGGACTTCTGCCCGGATCACCCGCTGGGGGTCTTCGAGGACTGCGGTCCCTGTGGGCTGGCTCGTCGTCGGCGGGAGCGGTGGGAGATCCTGCACGGCTTCCGGCGTCCGAAGCGTCGACGGTTCCGGTGAGGAGCGCATCGTGAGTGTGCAGCTGACCATCAAGCTCTCGAAGCTCGAGTACCGGGCTCTGTCGGCGATCGCATCGGCCCGTGAGGTGAACGCGCACGTCCTCGTCGAGGAGCAGGTCCGCCAGGCACTCGCGCCGGCCTTGGCCGCGTACGCCGCCAAGACGACGGCGGACCCCGAGCCGGAGGCGGTTCGGCCTGCGGAGCCGGTAGCGCCTCGTGCAAGCGCTGCACCTCTGGACTGGTCGACCTACGGGCCACTGAGCCCTTCGGGGCTGCCGGCTGGGCAGGGCCGCGGCGGCCGCGCGATCCCGGAGCTGACTGCTGCGCGTGTCGCGTGGGTCGCTGCACGTCTCGAGGACGAGTGGCCCGTGTCGGCCATCGCTCACGATCTCGGGCTCTCTCGTCAGGGAGTCGTCAACATCATCGGTCGGCTCAAGTCGGCGCGAAACGAAGGGAAGGCCTCCTGATGGCAGGGGAAACGATCATCACCGTCGTCGGCAATCTGACGGCGGATCCCGAGCTGCGGTACACGCAGGGCGGCCTCGCCGTGGCGAACTTCACGATCGCCTCGACGCCGCGCACCTTCGACCGGCAGAAGAACGAGTGGGTGGACGGCGAGCCGCTGTTCCTTCGGGCGAGCGTCTGGCGTGAGTTCGCGGAGCACGTGTCCTCGTCGCTGACGAAGGGCTCGCGGGTCGTCGCGACGGGCCGGCTCAAGATGCGCCGGTACGAGACGGAGGGCGGCGAGAAGCGCACGTCGACGGAGCTCGAGATCGACGACATCGGCCCCTCGCTCCGCTACGCGACGGCTCAGGTGACGCGGGCGGTCGGCGGGGCGAAGGCGCCGGCGGGCGGCCAGCAGCCGGCGCGGCAGCAGCAGCCCGAGCAGGGGTGGGCACCGGAGGCCCCGGCGGGCGACGTGTGGAACCAGCCGGGCTCCTACAACGACGACACCCCGTTCTAGCGGCTCGTCGTCCCAGTACCCCAGACCAGTGACATCAGACAGATCGGATCAGACCATGACTCAGACCATCACTCCGCAGCGTTACCGCTCGTCGACCGGCCAGGACGTCGAGGTGGTCGTCGTCGAGGAGCAGGACACCCTCGTCACGCTGCGCGACTCGGAGTGGACGGACGGGCACCTCAAGCTGATGAGCTTCCCGACGCTGCCGGCCCTCGCGTACGTCGGCTCGGAGCCGCCGCTGATGATGACGGGAACGATCCTCGCGGTGGGGCAGGCGCTCGTGAAGGGTCCGGGTGGCGACTTCGAGGTGCTGCCGAGGGAGTCCCTCGACGCGAGCCACGAGCTGCTCGGCGGGAGGCACGTCGCGTGAGCGCGCAGATGGAGCGCGTGCTCGCCGACGTCGCGGCCGAGCGCGCCCGGCAGCACAGGAAGTGGCACGAGCAGAACCACCCCGACGGCACCGGGCCCGACACGCGGCCGCTGTGGGCCGCCTGGCCGCTCAACAACCTCCCGTGGAACTACCCCGCCGAGGCTCTCGCTGACGCGGCGAAGGAGATCACCGGCCGGCACGCGGAGAACGGCGACGTCACCTGGTCCCACATCCTCCTCGAGGAGGTCTTCGAGGCGCTCGCCGAGGACGACGCGGAGCGCCTGCGCGTCGAGCTGATCCAGGTCGCTGCGGTGGCCGTGCAGTGGGCGGAGGCTCTCGACCGCCGCCTGATGGACGAGGTGCACGCCTCCCGCTCGTCGCGTCACGAGGCGCGCGCTGCAGCGCTCGAGGGTGAGGGCATCTCGTGAGCACCCGGAAGCGCACCGCGGGGGAGTGGCCGCGGATGAAGGTCCGCGGCGGCCGCCGCCGGCACGGCCAGCGTGCGTCACAGGTCGTCGCGGATGTCGACTTCCGCCTGTTCGCCCGTCTCGGCGAGGCGGCGTCGTCTGCGGTGGGCGTCTTCGCGGAGATGGGCCGCGCGTGGGGCGCGATCTTCATGAGCGCGTTGGAGCGGGTCACGGCGGATGTCTGCTCGGAGGAGGAGCGCGCGACCCGAGACCTGGGCGAGCATCTCGGCCTCTCGGAGGCTCTCGTCGCCGACGTCGTCGCGCAGACCCACACCCACACCCCGTGCACGCCAACGGACTGGGCGATCGCCCGCGCGAACCTCTCGGCGCTCGCCGGGATGACGAAGATCTGACGGAGGGAATCACCATGAAGCAGAAGAACCGGGTACTTCACTGGCTGAGCTTGTTCGGCGGGCTCGTCGTCGTGAACCTGTGGATCATCGTCGCGACCGTCGTGATGGCTGTCTACTTCGAGTCGCTCTGGCCACTCGTCTCGGGCGCGCTGATGCTGGCGACGCTGATGGCGGACTTCCAGAGCCGACCCCGCGCGGTCGGCCTGGACGGGCCCCCGCGCGGGCCCCTGCGCCGACGCCTGTACGCCGCGAGTGCCGTGCTCCGCGGGGACGCCGTGATGCACGGGGTGGTGGTGACCGGGTCGAGCATCATGCTGCTCCGCGGCCCGGGCCGGCGCCGCATGGTCATCACGGACACCAGAGTCGGCTCGACGGCCGCGGACGCGGAGATGCTCCCGTGAAGCGCGTGCTGATGATCCTGATCATGGCGGCGCTCGCCGGGGTCGCGCTGCAGATCTTCCGGGGCGATCCCGGGGTGGAGGGCTGGGTGTCGGTCGATGAGGCGAACGAGGCACTCCGTGACGCAAGGAGGACGCGATGAGCGAGCGGGTGTGGCGTATCCCGGAGGCGGTGGACCTGCACGGCGTCGAGTCGGCCGTGATCCGGAACGGTCTCGGCGAGATCGTCCGGGTCGAGCGCATCGAGGTGCAGGACGCGGCGCCGGCGGTGGATCCGATCATCAACCCGGAGTGCCGGGACGGGAAGCACGGGAACTGTCACCTGGACGCGTGGGACAACGTGAAGGACGAGCCGGCGGAGTGCGAGTGCGCCTGCCACTCAGGGGGTGCGTCCTGATGGCCGCCGACGAGGACCGCTGGTTCAACGATGACGAGGACGTGCCGGTGAGCACGGCGCCCGCGTTCGATGGCGTGGTCGCTCTCGTGCAGGACGTGATCGCGCGGCCGCACGACCGGGCGGCGCAGGACCGGCTCGACTTCGCGCTGCAGGCTCAGGCGGAGATCTGGTGGAACGTGTCGTGTGAGGAGGACGAGCCGGACATCATCGCGCAGTGCCTGCGCGTGGTGCTGCTCGAGATGGTCCGCCGCGTGGATGACGCCCGCACTGAGGGGTACACCTCGTGAGGGCGATCCGCTCGCGCCTCGACGACCCGTTCGCCGAGCGGGACGCCCGCAAGGTGGTCCTGGCCGTCTCGCTGACCGTCGAGCAGGCGGCGGCGCTGGACCGCCTCGTCGAGCGTCGCGGGCTCCCGGACCGCTCGAAGCTCGTGAAGGCGCTGCTCTCCGAGGAGTGGCGCCGCTCCGGGAAGGCCCTCGCTGCGACGCCGGCCACGATCGGCTCCGCTCTCGCGACCCTGACGCCGGCGGAGATCCACCGCGGCTTCGTCATCGACGTCGCACCCTCACCCGAACCCACGGCGGGCGCCGCCGACGAGAGGAGCTCATCGTGAGCGCTCAGGCCGAGACCTTCTACGCGACCCGCTGCGACTTCCCGGAGTGCCGGGAGGTCTACGACGGCGGCGAGTACACCTACTCGGCGGACCCCGACTACAACGCGGACCTCGCTCGCGAGGACGGCTGGCTGACGCAGGTCGGCGTGAATGGCGCGGACGACTACTGCCCGACGCACGTCGTCATCATCGATTGCCCACCGGAGGGCATGACCGGAGACGTCGACGGCGACTACTGCCAGTGGTGCGAAGACCACGGCACGGAGGAGCACCTCGCGCCGATGCCGGACACGTGGGAGAACCGCCTCGACGTCATCGCCCGCCACATGGTCACCGAGTGTGAGCGGGAGCTCGACCGCGTCGCCCGCGCGCTCCACGACGACCTCGGTCCGCACGGACGGCTCGCCGACCGCACCGACCGCGCCCTCACCTCGACGTGGGAGGCAGCCTGCCGGGCGATCGAGCCCGACGTCAGCGCGCAGACCCTCTGGGACCTCCGCCTCGGACGGCCCCGCCGAGACCGCACCGACAACCCGACGGCGCTCGCCGTAGACACGAAGGAGGGCCACCGTGCCTGATCAGACCCGCATCGGGCCCGTCCCGAACGCCCGCATTTTCGTGGAGGTCGGCGAGGGATGGGTCGAGTCCGAGTCGATCCTCGCCATCACCCCGATGCACCGTTGGCGGAACGAGGGCAAGGAGCGCTACACGATCGGCACGACCGTCCACTTCACGGGCGGAACTGCTGAGACGGCGGAGATCCCGGCCGTCTTCCTCGCCCGCTGGCAGGAAGCGATCCGAAAGACCGCACAGGAGGGAACCCGATGACTACTGAACCCCTCACACCAGACGCCGTGCGCGCACTCATCGGTGACCTGCACGAGTGGGGTGACCCGAACTTCACCCTGTCTGTGCCTGACCGCGCGAAGGCGATCATGCGCCGTGCCGAGGCTGCGCTCGGGGCCACCCTCCCGCGAGAGGATGCCGACCTCGACATGATCGAGGCGAACCTCAACCACCCCACGGCGCGCGCGTACATCGAGAAGTTGGCCAGCCAGGCGACCCTCTCGCACCTCGGCCGCGCGACAGTGGCGCTTCCCGGTCTGCTTGCCCGGGTGCGCAACGCAGAGACTCAGTGGCGCCTCTGGCTCGACCGCGCCAACTATCTGGACACTCGCCTCGCCTCGCGCACCGCCGAGACGGCGGAGGGGAGCGTGCAGCGCAAGGTAGCTGTCGGCGCCGAAGTGAAGCACATCCGGCTCGGCTACACGGGCAAGGTCGTCGCATTGGACCGGCCGTGGGGGTGGCGCGTGGAGTGGGAAGACAAGCCCGGCGAATCCATATCGACCGAGCCGGAAGACGGCTCGTCGCTCGTTCTGCTTGTCCAGCCCACCCCCGGCATCACGAAGGAGCAAGAGGCCCGCCTGGCGGAGCTGGCGGACGGCATGGTGGTGACCAAGGTGGCCGCCATCCGCTCCGGCCACGCCAGCGCTCAGGCGGCGGCAGTGGGGGCCGTCTTCGCTTTCGCCGACGCCCTACATGAGCTGGTGGATTCGGAGTGCATCCCGCGCATCCCCGAGGAGCAGTCGTGAGAGTCACGCACGCGCCCGAAGCGCCTTCGCCCGAGTGCCCTGTCTATGCCTGCACGATGACCGCCGCCGAGCACCGCCGTGACGGGTCGGCCGACGACGGGCAGACCTGGCATCACGACGACTCGACCGGAGTCTCGTGGCCCACCCCCGAAGAAGTCGACCGTGCGTAGCGGGGGCAGCATCTTCATCGACTACCTGGGCTTTGGTGCTGACGGCTCGGTCACGGTGACGCGGCCGGCGCCGGACGGGAACCGCATCTGGATCACGTCGCGCCCCGGCGGCCGCAGGCGTGCGACCTGGCGCACCGGTGACGTGTACGGGTCGCGGGCCCAATCGGTCCGCGCGCGGTGGGAAGGCCTGAGATGGGCGTGATCAGCGGCTTCCCGCTCGGCTACCGCACACCCCGCCCCGGGCCTGTCGTCCGCCTCCGCCGGTGCGCTACCTGCGGCCACTCGACGAGATCCCACTCATGCGGAGGCTGCACGACCTGCACCTGCCCCGGCTACGTCCCGGAGACCACGACGGCGCTCGCCGAAGCGCCTGCCCAGACCAGAGAGACGAAGGAGCCCCGATGACCGACGAGTCGTTCATGTCGCTGATCAACAGGCTGACCGAGCCGCACCCGGTGACTCTCGTGCGCGACAGCGGCACCGAGTACCCGATGCACGAGGGCCTACTGCAGCAACTGCGAGCCGCCGTCTTCTCAGGCATGGAGGGCGGCGGCGCAGGCAGCGCCTTTGGGTCGAAGCCACCGATCGACGCCGGCGCCACTGACCTGCTGGACGCCATCGATTACCAGGCTGCGGAGGCTCTGATCGCCCTGACCGGGCGGCCGGCGCCGTACGGACGGACCGAGGACTACGTGCTCGAGTGGGCGGCCACGGTCGACCCGGAGAAGCGGGTGATCGTGACGAACGCGGCGACGCGCTCCGATGAGACGGTGTACCGCGAGCGGGCCGAGTACACCGCGCACAGCCTGGCCGCGCGGTGGGTGCGCAGGATCGAGGAGTTCTTCAACCCGCCCCGCGTCCGCCCGATCCAGGCGCCGTGCCCCGACTGCAAGACGCGGTTCGTCGCGCGGGACAAGGACGGGCAGCGGGTGCAGGCGGACGCGCTGAACATCTACTTCCGGGCCGACGGTGCAGTCGACTCGGCGCGCTGCTCGGCCTGTCAGGCGGAGTGGTGGCCGGGTGCGTTCATCGACCTGGCGCCGCGCGTCGGTGCCGCTGCCATCCCCGAGCTCGCTCGGGGCAGGCGGCCCGGAGTTGCGCCTGGATGAGCGAACATGCATACTGGTCCCGCTCGGTACATTTGCGCCCAAAAGCGCGGTGACCTGCGAAGCCCCCGGCCCTCGATGAGAGACCAGCCGGGGGCTTTCGCGTTGCATCTGGACCTCGCGCCGTACCCCACTCACCCACCTGTCGAAGGCATGGCGGTGGACAGTGGCGGAAGCGCGACACCACGTCCCGCCCGCTGACCAAGGATCGCTGAGCCGACACGCTGCAGCCGAGGTCGGGACCACCCGTTGCCCGGACCGCGGATCGGTAGGTGCGCTCGTGCCCGGAGGACTTGACGACAAGACCTACCGGAAGAGATGCCGGGCGCTGCGCACGAGCGAGGGTGGCGACGTCTGCCACCTCTGCGGCGGGACCATCGACCTCACGCTTCCGTACACCGATCGTCTTTCGTGGACTGCGGACCACATCAAGCCGCGCTCGCATGGTGGCGCGCTGCTCGGCGAGCTCAAGCCCGCGCATCGAGCGTGCAACTCGCGCAAGTCGAACAATGTGACGACGGTGACCGCGCCGCCCGCGACTGCGCGCCGCTGGTGACGCGCTCGCGCGATCGAGCGGGTGCCGATCGCGCGCTCCGCTGACCTGACCGGGGGGAGGAGCCCCCCTCCCTCCACCCCTGGTCACTTCCGCGGCTTAGTGACTTTTTTCACACGGGCGGGATCGCCGGTTACCAATTGGAGGCGGTTACCAATTCGGAGGTGCACGCATGCCTCGACCTCCTGCTCCCTGCGGCACCTTCACCGCCTACAAGCGGCACCGCCGCAACGACGAGCCGGTCGACGAGGCGTGCGCGCAGGCCGCTCGGAATCAGCGGAAGAACCAGAGCGAGACGAAGCGCGACCGCGAAGCAGAGGTCATCCAGCTCGCCCTCGCTCCGCAGCCGGCCGAGCCGGAGGAGATCGACGAGCTCGCGGAAGCCCGCTGGGCGCTTCGTGCGATCAAGGGCGCGATGGAGGCCGGCGGAACCGCTGGCTTCGCCGCTCTCGCGAAGCAGTACGTCGAGCTCGTCGCGCAGATCAAGCGCCTCGAGACGGCCGCCAAGCCGAAGGAGGAGAGCGCTCTTGACCGGATCGCCCGCCGTCGTTCGGAGAGGATCACAGCTTCCTCGTCTTGAGCACTACCCGCTCTACACGACCAGTGCCGCCGACGACGCGATCGACATCGCCGAGGTCGTCGGCCTGAACCTCGACGAGTGGCAGCAGCACGTGCTGCGTCACTCGCTCGGCGAGCGACCCGACGGTCGCTGGACGTCGTTCCGCAACGTGGTCGTCGTCCCGCGGCAGAACGGGAAGAACGCGCTCCTCGAGGCGCGCGAGCTGGCCGGCCTGTTCCTCTTCGGCGAGAAGACGATCGTGCACACCGCTCACCAGTTCAAGACGGCCCGCGAGGCGATGCTCTCGCTGATGAACCGGATCAAGGCGTCCGAGCTAATGGGGGAGATCAAGGGCTTCGAGGGCGACCTCGATCGCGACATCGCGGGCATGACCGTCGGCAACAACCCCGCGATCACCCTCAAGAACGGCAACCGGATCGTCTACGCCGCCCGTTCCGGGGGATCCGGTCGTGGATTCACCGGCGACCTGATCGTGCTGGACGAGGCGTACGCGCTCACGCTCGCGGAGATGGGCGCGCTACTGCCGACGATGGCTGCTCGATCGATCCACGGGAACCCGCAGGTGTGGTTCACGTCCTCGGCGGGGAAGCCTGAGTCGGACCTGCTCGCGTCGCTGCGCAAGCAGGGCATGGAGAAGACGGCCTCTCGCCTGGCCTACTTCGAGTGGTCCACGAGCGAGGAGCGCGACCCGTTGGACCGCGAGGGCTGGTACGAGGCGAACCCGGGCCTCGGCATCAGGATCTCAGAGGAGTACATCGAGGACGAGTACGAGACCCTCGCGAAGGAGACCGGCTCCGATGAGGAGTTCAAGCGCGAGCGGCTGGGCCAGTGGGCCAAGCTCGACGCCGACGCTCTGATCGATCAGAAGGTGTGGCGCGATCGCGTCGGCGACAAGCTCGAGAACGAGTTCCTCGACGAAGACGGCGCCCCCAAGCTCGGCGAGCATCGCGTCGCGTTCGCCGTCGACATCCCGCCTTCGCGCGACTCCGCGACCATCTGCATGGCCGGCGACCTCGGCGACGGCCGCACCAGCGTCGTCGTCATCGACCGCCGCCCCGGCACGGACTGGGTCGCCGAGCGTCTCGGCCAGCTGCGCCAGACGTGGAACCCGGTCGCGATCGTCATCGATGCGATCGCCTCGAGCGGATCTCTGCTGCCGGAGCTGCGCCGGCACCGAGTCCGCAGCCTGCAGGTCTCCTACCAGCACTACGGCCACGCGTGCGCGCAGATGTTCGACGCGATCAACCAGGGCACGATGACGCACTCCGACCAGGAGGAGCTCAACAACGCCGTACGCGTCGCTCGCAAGACACCGATCAACGACTCGTTGTGGAAGTGGAACCGGAAAGACAAGGCCGTCGACCTCGCCCCGCTCGTCGCGGCGACCCTCGCACGGTACGGACTCGAATCGACCCGCCGCCGCGAGGCCGGCTCCCGAGGCGGAAAGGTGTCGATCATCGCATGAGCCAGATCCTCCGCATCGACCTCGAGCCCGCCGAGCTGCGCGCCCTGAACACCGGCCTCGCCGTCATCGCCGCCCGCTCCGCCCGCAACGAGAAGATCGCCGCTTACTACGACGGTGTCGCCCGGATCCGGGACCTCGGCATCGCGATCCCGCCGCAGCTGCGCAACATCGAGACCGTCGTCGGCTGGCCGGCCCGCACCGTCGACGTCCGCGAATCGCGCATCGACTTCGAGCGCTTCGTGTCCACCACCGGCGACGAGAACCCGCTCGACGTCGCCGCCCTCTGGGACGCGAACGGCATGCGCCTCGAGCAGTCCCTCGCGCACACCTCCGCGCTCATGCAGGGAGTCGTCTTCGCGACCGCGACCGCCGGCGACACGACCGCCGGCGAGCCGGAAGTGCTCTACTCCATCCACGAGGCCACCAACGCGACCATCGGCTGGAACCCCCGCACCCGCCGAGCCGACTGGGGAGTCGCGATCACCGCCCGCAAGAACAGCGGCGACCCCAAGACAGCGATCCTCTACCTCCCCGACCGCATCGTCGTCATCGACTACGTCCGCAACGCCTGGCAGATCACCCGCATCCCCAACCCGATCGGCCGCCCCCCGATCACGATGCTCACCCGACGCCCCCGCGTCGGCCGGCGCTTCGGCGTGCCGGTCATCACCCGCGCCGTCATGTCGTTCACCGACAACGCGGTCCGCTCGCTGCTGCGCGGCGAAGTCGCAGACGAGTTCTTCTCCGTCCCGCAGCGCTACGCGCTCGGAGCCGACGAGAAGGCGTTCAGCGCGACCGGCTGGGAAGCGGTCATCGGGAAGATGCTCGCGATCTCGCGCGACGAGATGGGCGACATCCCCACCGTCGGCCAGTTCGCGCAGATGTCCACCAACGGACAGACCGAGAAGCTCAAGGCGCTCGCCATGATGTTCTCCGGCGAGTCGTCGATCCCCGCGAACTACCTGGGCATCATCCAGGACAACCCGTCCTCGGCCGACGCCATCCGGGTCGCGGAGACCGCGCTGATCGAGGACGTCTCCCGCGACCTGTCCAACTTCGAGTTCGGGTGGGTGGACCTCTCCGGGCTCGGCGTGATGATCCGCGACCGCCTCACCGAGACGCCCGCCGAGCTGCGCACGGTTCGGCTGCAGTCCCGCGACCCGGCGACGCCGACTCGATCGGCGCAGACGCAGAACGTGATCGGGCTGATCACCGCCGGCGCGCTGCCTGCGACATCGCGCGTGACGTACAAGATGCTCGGCTGGGACGACACGACGATCGCGGAGCTGATGGCGGAGCAGCGACGCGGCCAGGTCGCGTCCCTCGTCACCACCCTGCGCGAGCGACGCCAGCTGCCCGCCGCCCCGGCGGAAGTCACCGGTGCTGACGGCGGCTGACCTGGTCCCGTACCAGGAGGCGCTCGGAGACCTCACCGAGGAAGCCCTCGGCGATCTCCGCGCGCTCCTGGACGGGCTGGACCCGGCGAACCCGACCCTCTACCGCGACGTGCTCCTCGAGGCGCTACCGGAGCTGATCCTCCCGTACACGGAGGCGAGCGGGCTGCTCGCCGCCGAGTGGTACGACCAGCTGCGCGAGCTCGCCAACCCGCCCGGCCGGTGGGAGCCGATCTACGCGCCGCCGCCCGAGCAGGGACGCCTCGACGCCCTCGCGCGCTGGTCGGTGGGCCCGCTCTTCGGCGAGTCCGCCGCCACCCCCGAGACGCGTCTCGTCGGTGGCGCGCAACGCCTGGTCGCTGATGCCTCCCGGCGCACGATCGCGCTCACCGCGAACGGTGACCCCTACTGCGTCTCCTACCGCAGAGTCGCCCGGCCGAAGTGCTGCACGTTCTGCGGACTGATGGCCTCACGCGGCGCCGTCTACACGAACGAGTACCAGGCCGGCGTCGTCATCGGTCGCGGCGTCGACCCCTCCGCCACCGCGGGCCGGCGCGGCGGGCAGGGCAAGGGCGTCTTCGCCCGCGGCTCGCAATCGATCGGCGACTACTTCCACGACGACTGCCACTGCGTGGTCGTGCCCGTGCACGTCGGGCAGAGCTTCCAGGAGAACGCAGTCCAGAAGCGCTTCGACGACGCCTATGTCGAGGCGGGCGACTCCCGCTCCCTCACGGCGTCCCTCACCGGCATGCGCCGCGAGCTCGGCACCCGCTGAGCACCCCCACTTCCTCGCCTCGGCGGGGCGCCTCACGGTCGGGCGTCATTCGACTGGTCATGCCGACGGGCTTCACGGAGAAGGAACACACCATGCCAGAAACCGCACCCACCGACGCTCAGCAGACCGCCGAGCAGGCCGCTCCCACCTACACGCCCCCGGCGTCGCAGGAGGAGTTCGACCGCATCATCTCGGACCGGCTCGCCCGCGAGGGCAAGAAGTACGAGGGCTTCGACGACTTCAAGGCGAAGGCCGCGAAGCTCGACGAGCTCGAGCAGGCGAACAAGAGCGAGCTCGAGAAGTACCAGGAGCGGATCGCTGCTCTCGAGAAGGAGAACGGGACGCTCGCCTCGACGGCGCTGCGCACCGACATCGCCTCCGCGAAGGGCGTGCCCGCGCAGCTGCTTCCCGCGTCGGGAACGAAGGAGGAGCTCGAGGCTGCGGCCGACGCGCTCCTCGCGTTCAAGGGCACGGCACCGGCCGGCCCCGTCGTCTCGGCCGACGGAACCGCCGCCACCGCGACCGCCGCCGGCGGCACGGACTGGCTCCGCCGAGAACTGACCAAGAAGTAACCCCTCTTCCCGAAAGGAAACCCCCCATCATGGCCGGATACTCCGAGATCGTGGGACGCGCCGAGGTTTCGGACGCGCTCCTGCCCGATCAGACCATCAACGAGATCATCCAGACGGCTCCCGAGTCGTCCGTGCTGCTCTCGCGCGCCCGCAACGTGCGCATGTCCTCGAAGCGCGCGAAGCAGCCCGTGCTCAACACGCTCCCCGACGCCTACTGGGTGAACGGCGACACCGGGCTCAAGCAGACCACCGACGCGTCCTGGGCGGGAACGTTCATCACGGCCGAGGAGCTCGCGGTCATCGTCCCGATCCCCAACGCCGTCGTCGACGACGCGTCGATCGACCTGTGGGCCGCGGTGAAGCCGCTGCTCGCCGAGGCGATCGGCAAGAAGGTCGACCAGGCCGGCATCTTCGGCACCGACAAGCCCGCCTCGTGGCCGACCGCGATCATCCCCGGCGCCATCGCCGCGGGCAACACGGTTACCGCCGGCACCGGATCCGACTTCGGCGTCGACGTCGCCAACCTCGCCGAGAAGATCTCCACCGACGGCTTCGCCGTCAACGGGTTCGCCTCCCGCCCGGGCCTCACCTGGCGCCTGCGCGGCCTGCGCGACACGACCGGCCAGCCGATCTTCGGCGGACCGATCACCGCCGACGGCCCCTCGACCCTCTACGGCTACTCGCTCGACGAGGTCCGCAACGGGTCGTGGAACGCGGCCGCCGCCGAGCTGCTCGCCGCCGACTGGGACAAGTTCGTCGTCGGCATCCGTCAGGACATCACCTACGACCTCTTCTCCGAGGGCGTCATCTCCGACGCCGACGGAAAGGTCGTGCTGAACCTGATGCAGCAGGACTCGAAGGCAATGCGCGTCGTGTTCCGCGTCGGCTTCCAGACCGCCAACCCCCTCACCCGCCTCAACGCCAACGGCGCCACCCGCTACCCCGCCGGCGTCATCACCCCGGCCGCCTAGGAGGACCCGATGGCTGAGGAGCGGTACCAGGACGACCAGGGCACCATCATCGGCGCCCCCAACGGCGGAGGCCGCGCGCTCGAGGCGCTCGGCTACACCCGCATCGACGACGGCGACGTGCCGCCCGCGCCGGTCGTCATCCCCGAGGGAGAGCCGACCGAGCAGTGGACGATCGCCGCCCTCAAGGCGTACGCCACCCGCGAGGAACTCGACCTGCTCACCGAGTTCTCGATCGTCCTCGTTGCGTCCGCCGACGACGACGAGGAGCCCGCCGGAGAGACGGTCATCCCCGACGGGCTGCCCGATCAGGGTTGGAAGGTCGGCGAGATCAAGGCGTACGCCGTCCGCGAGGGCATCGAGCTCGGCGACGCGAAGAACAAGGGCGAGTACCTCGCGGCGATCGCCGCCGCGAAGCCGGCCGAGTAGGAGGAGATCCACCGTGACGATCGCAGCGTCCACCGATGTGACGTCACGGTGGATCGGCTCCGCCCCGATCCCCGAAGACACCACCATCAAGACCTACCTCGAGGACGTCGAGGTGATGATCCGCCACGCCTTCCCGAACCTCACCTCGCGCCTCGCGGAGGAGGACGGGCTCACGGATCG